AACCTGGAGACTGCGATAAGCTTCCTCTTCTCCATTCATCCAATTCCGGAAATGATTCATCGCATGATCTAAGTCCATCAGGATGTCTGTATTCTGTTGCTGCAGGAGCAAATCTCCATTTGGCGTAGGATTGTAACGAGGGGAACGATCTGAGAAGCAAGCCTGGAGCCACTTCTCTAACAGCCGCCCAAAATGACTGCTCGTCGTCGATCCCGACAAGGTCAGCCATTTTAGTGTCTTTCGATCCATCTTGTCCTGGATCTCCTGCTCTAGGTCTACCCAGTCCTCCGGCAACGATATGTCCATCCTTCGTACAATAGTCCCAACCGATCTCTGGAGTGCCTCTAGATGGGACAATGTTCGGATGCCTATCCTGCACATCGAATATATCCGCGGATCTAAAACGTCTCTTCTTTCCAAAATCTGCGAAAACATGCAGATGAGTCCCTCCATCGAGGTGATCCTCTCGTGCAACGATACACTCTGCTGCAAGTGAGCTAAAGCGATCCACGATAAGGAAGGGATCAAGGTCTCCGCATTGAGAATAAGTAAGTAAGGCATATCTTGCATGGAATGAAAAATTTGGCATGGTCCCCGAGGTCCTGTGTGAAATAATATTATACACACAGGGACGGGGACACAGTCCCCTATATATAGACCAGTACCCCTCCGAATATTGCAGACCAATTTGCACATCTCAGAATGGGCTACTTTGAAGACGCAGAATATTCCTTGGCTACAGGCAAGCCAAGCAAGAACCCCTCACCCGCAGCCAACGAGATTCGACGCCGAGCCGGAGATGCCTCGTACGTACAGCCGAAGGACCTATCGGCGACCTACCTACCGAAAAAAAAGCCGCTATGGGACAAGAAAAAGCTACCGACGCTCCACCGTCAAGAAGCGAACCTATCGGAGAACAAGGAGAACATTGACCCGAAAGACAATTCTCAATATAACCAGTCGCAAGAAGCGGGATACCCTGTATCCAGTGTCGGGGGAACAGACAAACGCAGTAGTTCCGACAGTCGGCCCAAGGACTTTTACGGCCAGCGATGGACAAATAATGATGATGTGGTGTCCAACTAAACGTCTACGTTTCACTGGAGCGGAAGGCTCCGGTAACTTCCCCACCGTAGATGATCCCGCAGCTCGTACAGCCACCGAGTGTTTTTACACCGGCCTCAAGGAACGAATTACGGTATCCACTAGTGGATCCTCCACTTGGCGCTGGCGCCGTATTTGCTTCACTTTTAAGTCAGACCGCTTTTTGTTTTTACCTAATGACGAAGAACCTGGTTACCGAACCTACATGAGCGAGAATCGGTCCGGATTCGGTTACATGCGTGCATTAAACGCATTCAATTTTGCAGACACACCCCAGGCTACCATGGCAAGGCAGATTCAGGCCTACATGTTCCAGGGTACAGATGGCGTTGATTGGAACAATACCTGGACAGCCAAGACGGACCCAGAACGAATCAATATTAAGTATGATAAGACACGTATCATACGATCTGGCAATGATGCGGGTACTATGAAGGATTACAACCTATGGCACGGGATGTACTCAACACTGGTCTATGACGAAGATGAACAAGGGGGTACCCAACAGAACGGTGACATGTCAGCCATGGTTAAGCGAAGCATGGGTGATTACTATATTGTCGATTTCATTGGATGTAACGATGGTAACAGTGAACAACTTATATTTAATCCTAACTCGACTCTGTATTGGCACGAACGATAGGTTCTGTTATATTTACGAATACACAATTTCCTTCTAGCCACTCAATGTCTGTCGCAGTGAGATGTGATTCGTGTCGTGGGTCATCATTGGATAACCAAATACATGGTTTACCCCATGAGATTAATACAGGGTCTTTGTAAAGAACCTTTACCTGAAATGAAAACTGACACCCTAACCAATTCTTAAACTGAGGTACATACTTTAGCTGCATATCGTCGAAGATGGCATACTCGACGTCATTGTACCTCATAGCCTCAGCCCCACTGTACAAGCCACAAAAGTATATGTGCTTGCCTAGTGATCTAGCCCACACTGTCTTTCCAAGCCTAGTCGCTCCATACAACACCAGAGACTTCTGCCTATCTCGGTCAGTGAGCCCGCAACGCGGCGAGAGGGTGGGGCGGAGCCCCCCCGGAAAGGTCCCCCGTGGTCCGCCGTAAAGGCGTGGCCCAAGGAGGGGGACGTACAGACTCACCTTCCTAAACCTGGAGACTGCGATAAGCTTCCTCTTCTCCATTCATCCAATTCCGGAAATGATTCATCGCATGATCTAAGTCCATCAGGATGTCTGTATTCTGTTGCTGCAGGAGCAAATCTCCATTT